CCGTTAATAAGCTACATCTTAATACGGCTGCTGGTTGGATCTACAAGCAGACGGATGAGGCTTGGCAACGGAAGGGCGATTGTGTCAGTGCCATACTAGATTGTGCCCAACAAAAGCTTAAACTCCTGGCCGAGGGAGTGGTCCCTGCAGTGGGCGTCCAGTCATCTGGTGGACGCGCCAAGAGACTTACGCGTGCCAAGCTCGCGACTAAGGCCAAGGATGAGGCGGTCGGCCGCTTCATTAGGGTTTGCTCTGCTGAGGATGTTCTCATCAGTGAGTACCTCTATGTCATGCTTTATGACGCCATCAAGGATGTCAATCCCACTGCTATCAAGTTCTCGTTTTTTGGAGGCTTGGAGCAGCATCTCATTAATTTGGGATTGTGGGACACTGTTACCCATGATTGGCGTGTGGGCACCTTTTTCTGTGGTCCAGATGGGATCAAGTATGATAGTGCATTCCGACGTGGACTTACCATGCTTCTATTTCGAAGCGCCACCAGCCAAGTGGCTCGTGGAATGACCCCTGTGGGCTGTGATGCCGAGTTGATTCTGGACTTTATCTTGGCAACTCATATCTCAGCGCCATGCCGTCTGCCTGACGATAGACTTCTTAACATCAGTTCTGGTCTATCGTCTGGGGCAGTTTTGGTGCAGTTGTTGGAGAGCATCTGCGCCTCGGCTACAGGGCGGCGTTTTCTTTCGAGGATGCGCGCGCTCTTTATCAAGCGGACTCATCCGCTAATCTCTGCTGGCCCCCTGAATTTCATCTCATCGTGCACCTCCTATGGAGATGCCACCAGTTCGCTGGGGGATGATCTCGGGGTCGTGCTTACTCTTAACACCTCTCAGGACTTAACTTCTGAGGGGTACGGGGCGTTGGAAGTATTGTGTCGGGAGGAAATGGCTGCTGCTTATGGCGAGACAGCTCACTCCATGCACACAAGTAAGGGCCAATTTGGTCCTGGACCTCAATCTTATTACTTCCTCGCACGACATCTATTGAGTTTGAGACTCAGCGGTCGTGAAATTGACGACACGATCGGTGCACTATTTGTGCCTGAGCATCCTACTGTCAATCTTTGTCACCTGTTGCTGCGCCTAAATGGTCTGCTGGCTGATAATCCCCTTAGCCCCTTGACCGTGCCTATTATCATTCAGATGGAGCTCTTGGAGCAAGTTCTGTCTTCTGAGGGTACGCTCATTGATGGTGGATTGTCATCCAAAGCTGCGACTATGGGCGCGAATGCTAAGAGTCAGTATGTCTTCTCCTTATTGGAGGATCTCGGTTACTCCCCCGAGGCACTCCTCAGAAGGACCTGCGGTGTCAGTAGGGATGAACGGCTTGCTTTCTTTCTCAAGCTCTACCTTGGCAAAGGTGGAGAGTCTGGAGGAATGTCAAGTTATGATGAGACCAGGTTATGTGAGGGATGGCTAGGCCTGAAGCGTGATTCTGAACAGCTTACGCCTGCTCAAGTTGAGTATGGTATTGCTCGTTTGGCGGACATGCTTTTGGAATATGACCTAACTCAATTAGCCTGCTGCGTTTGCACGCAGCGCTTAGAACGATGTTTAACGCCGGATGAAGCCCACGTGTGGGTTGCCGGTGTTCTTTCAGAAGAGGATAGCAGCCCCTCGACAACCAATGGCTTCGATGCTCATTGCGCTGGTTTCCTCAGCGGTTCCGTTATCCCTCACACCGAGGGATGCCGGACGCTGGGTAGAACTACCAACGCAGTGAGCAACGATGTCTCAGCCGGCCCGCCTACCTCCCGATCTGCGGGAGATGGCCTTGACGCGCTCGATGGGAACGCTGGGTTGTCGGGGTGGTTGCAATCTTTCTTCTTTGCCACCAGGAGTGGTTAAACGATGTGTACGTCGAGAAGTGGGCTCGATGTGCGCAGCATTTAACCGTCAATCGTGAATGCGCA